CTTAGAGTGCACTTTCGCACTAGTTGACGGGCTCAGCGAGTTTCTCGCTGAGTTTCCAGGTTGGATACCGGAAGGTACCCATGAGGTTCGCCTCATTCCTGGTAGTCAACTAACCTTCGTGCCCAAAGATGCCAAGACTCATCGCCCCATATGTATCGAGCCGCTCTTGAACGGCTTAATGCAAAAAGGGTATGGGTCCTGGATTAGGAGACGTCTCAAACGCTTTGGCGTTGACCTAGACGATCAGGGTGTCAACCAAAAGTTGGCGTCCCTGTGTATCGTCGACGGTCTTTGTACTGTTGATTTCAGCAGTGCAAGTGACACTATCTCTTACAACCTTGTCATGGACCTCTTACCAATTGATTGGTTTGAGGCCCTTGACTGTTGCCGGTCCCCTCGTTTTGAGTACGAGGGATCTTGGTGGAACTTTCAAAAGTTCTCCTCGATGGGCAACGCGTACACATTCGAGCTCGAGACCTTGATCTTTTACAGCTTGGCTTGCGCCTGCTGCGAGGAACTTGGTATCGAATACTCGACTGGGAGAAATCTCAGCGTGTACGGGGATGATGTCATCATCCCAAAAGGTTGTTTTGATCTCTTCTCCGAGATCGTAGTGGCCTGTGGCTTCTCGATAAACGAGGAGAAATCCTTTAAAGAGGGTTTCTTCTACGAATCCTGTGGCCACGACTACTATAAAGGGCAACTTGTTCGTCCCTACCTCATCAAGAAACGTCTTAACACGACAGTTTCCGCCATCTATGCCTGTAATACGATCCGCCGAATTCAAAAGCGAATCTTGGATCTGTGGTCGAACATCGACTCCGATCCGACACCCATCCTTGAACGTCTTGATGACGTACATAAGTGGGCGGTATCACATGTACCCAAGCACCTTCGGTTCCTCGGTCCCGAAGGTTTTGGTGATGGCCATCTCATCGCTGACCTTGATGAAGCGACTAATTGTCGATTCTCCAAGGTACGCAGACATCGATTTTTTGATGCCTGGAAATTCAAAACTATGGCGCCTGTCAACAGACCTGTGTTACCACAGGGGGGTTGGCCGACTCCGTATGCTTTGTATTTCGTTCGAGATGCTCCAAGTGAGGTATATAAGCCTAGACTTCCCAGTCTTGACTTATATCCCGGAGATCCGCCTGACAACGGATCCGGGTACGTAGTGAGATCTAGAGTTCGGTATAAGCCCATGGAGATTCTCTGCCATTCTGAATGGCAGGGTCGTCTCTACTGGACTCGCACCTCATTCTTTGTC